CATATTAAATTATTTCTTGTATTCATATTTATTTGTTTTTAAATTGAGTTGAGCATACAGCTAGTCGCTGTTCTTTGTCAGGGTATTCATTTACCATTATTTTATCTGACATACATCTTACAATAAAATCTTTTCTTGATTCGTTTGCTTTTGGTTTTGGTATAGGCATAATTAACAATTTTTGATAAATATATAAAATTATTCTGGAACGACAATACTAGCCATTGATTCGTCCAATAAATATACTTTCTTTAATACTTTCTTCTTTGTCCATAATGTAGTGTCAGGACAATACAATTCTTTAACAACAGGCATCTCTAAATAGTTTAACCAGAATAAATATGTCGCTTTAGGGTCTGCTACTAAATATAGCTTTACTATTTCTTCATCCATTTTCATTAGTGCATCGTACTTGTCTTTTTCTAACAATTTGTCTGAATAATATTTATTTCTAAATTTCATTTCAATTACGCACTCGTGACCTTTAGGCGTTAAACCTTTTGCGTCATAATGTTCAAAGCCACCTCCTGACCATTCAAGTTGCCAATCCTGAAACTCATTCATAAACGTAACTACGGTCTGCTCAAACTTATGTATTCTTTCTATATCCAAGCTCGTATAATTCGTTTATTTGTTTAATCCAGTTATTCCATTGTTTCGGACTGCATCCGCAAGGTAAATAAAACTTATGCGAGAAATACTTACTATGAATAGTTGCAATTAGTTCTTGTTCTTTACGACTGATTTTATTACTCTTTACAGCTTTGAACTCTGTCCACTTGTCGTATTCTTCTTTATTTAGTTTCTGTTCCATCTCTTGTGATTCCATTTAAATAGTTTTTACGTTTTTCACATCCGCAATCTTCATAGCCAAGTTTATTAGCTATCCAAGTTGCTATAGCTTTGCCCTTACCTAAAGTAATGACATTTATTATTGTTTCTAATTTATCGCCTAGTTTCATTTCTTTTTTCTATATTTTTCTAACATATGCTGTGGAACATAATTTGACTTTTTATTAGTTCTTCCATTCCAACTATATATTTGCTGAAACTCCGAACACGGTATAAATCTTACTTTTTTGTTTTTCATAATATTTCTTTTATCGGAATACAAATACCTTTACTAGTATTATTATCGCCTCCTCTTTTATCAAATTTAGTTCCTATATATTTTCTGCAAATATCTTTTAGTTTATCTGTTGCTATCAGTATTATTTTTTCTTTGCTTAATACAAATGCGTACCAGTCGCTTTGTGTTGTAGCAATTCCACTTGGTTTGTTTCTTGATTCATATTCAATATATATATTACCAGTATCTTTAAATTGTAAATCTGTTTTAACTTCTATTTTTTTATTAGCTAATATATCGTTTAAATACTTTTCGCCTAACTGACCTAATTGTAAATCATATTTAAAATCGCTATTAAAATTCATAAATGCTCTTTTAGTTTTTGTTTTACTTTATTATAAGTATTGTATAATGAATAATAACTTATATCGCTCTTTCTTGATAGTTCGCTTATTGATTCTCCAGAGTTTATAATGTCAAATACTTTTGCATCATACCAACGCATCTCTTTCAATACCTTTTGTATTTTACTATATGCTTCTTCATAATTCGCATTATCGTCTTGTGATATATCTATTCCTTCAAGCTCAACTAATTTTACTTTACATTTTTTTCTCATTAAATCAACCCATAAACCCTTTAGTATTCTAAATACATAATAATAGTTTACATCTTCTTCATAACTAAAATCAATTCCTTTTTGTTGATTCTTAATTAATAACAAATACATTTCTTGTACTATATCTTCTACTTCAGTTTGTTTTAAACTTCCAAATGTAGATACTATATCAATCCATCTATCGTGTTTCTGATATGCTATTTCTACTAGTGTTTTCAAAATGGTAAATTCATTTGTTCTATTATTGTACTGTTTATTGCTTGACTTTCTCCTATCTTAAATCCTACATTATTTATAATAGATTTAATTTTTATAGGTGCGTCTATTGGTGTAGGTCGTCCTCCTGTATCAATCTCTTTAACTTTTCTAACGTGTATCATTGAATACATCCAGTCAGTAGGATGCTGAATATACCTATGAATACAAATAAAGTCATCTGCTCTATTAACAAACTTACCGCCTCCTTCTACATCACTAGCCATAGGTGGTATAGGGTGTCCTGCATAATCTTCATTTTGATTATGCTTTTTTCTTAATGCTTCTGTAGCTGCGTGAGTACATAACCATATTGCTACATTATACTTTTTACAGAATACTCTAAATTCTGACGTAGCTTGATAATCGTAATCGTGACCTGAAATACCTTTTAACGTATCTCTGTCTTTGACTAGAGAATTATAAGGGTCAATTAAAAATCCGTCAAAGTGCCAAGCATCTTTAATAACAGTAGCCAAGTCAATAAGCGACCTATAAGTATGCAGCTCGTTACAATCAATAAATTTAAAGTGATTAAATATGAACTCTTGGTGTTTAGTAAATTCTTCATCTGATATTTTGTTTATAGGTTTGACTGACATAAACTCAATAAGTTTCTTAATAATGCTATAAGGTTCGTTCTCACTAGAAAATACAAGCCACTTAATATTATGCTTTATTGAATATAATAACATAAAAAATAAAGTAACTGTAGTTTTACCTGAATTGGCGTGTCCTAGTATAATATTAAAATTCCCAAACTTAAACCTAAAATATTGGTCTATATCTGGGAATCCTAAAGACAATCCTTCTTTGACTTTGCCAGTCCTGATATCGTGTATCTTACTTATCTGGTCATCAAAATTAATCAGCATCTTTTTCGGTATCTCTAACTAAAATTAATAAAATTAAATAACCTACTAAATCATATAACGTATCTTCTGTCTTGTCATTAATGCCCTTGTTTTTTATTCTCATTAGCTTGTCGTCTAGTCGAGCTTTAATCGCTTCTTCTGCTCCTAGCTTTGAAAATATATTCACAGGGTCTTGTGCAGTATTGCCATATGCTTTGTTTTTAGCTAATAGCAATTCAGTTAAATGGTTAGTTATTTGTCGTATCTGTTGCTCCATTAAAAAGGTAAATCTTGTACTACTTCTCTATCTGGATTATGTTGTGCATTTGTCACAGCTTCTTTTACTTCTTTTACTATAGGAGTGTTAGATTCTATTCTCCATCCTATAATACTATTAAAGTACTTTACTTCGCCTTGCGGACTTGTCCACTCTCGACCTCTTAAGTTTATATCAATACTTACACTATCGCCTACATTGTATTCGTCTAGTAAGTATGTCTTTTCTTTTGTAAAGTCAAGTTGTAAAGTTTGTGGGTACTGGTCATCAGTTGTTAATACTAATGGTCTTACTCTAAAGTTATTTGCAAACTCTTTTGTTTCTCCTATTGATTTTATCGTTCCTGTTAATTTCATTTTAATATCTCGTTAAATTGGTTAGTAAATTGTTCTACTTCGTCTAGTTTAATTTTACCAGAACTTGCTAATTCTATAGCTCCTTTAAATGCTACTTGTCTTAAAATACTATTATGAGTATCATTTGCTCTTACAGGTTTGTCTTGTAAGTAAACAAGTTTAGCAGTTCCGTATTCTTCGTTAGTTATTTCGTAATCAATAACATCGCCTACTTTCTTTTTAAATTCTCCTTTTGAAAGAAAAGTATAAGCGTTACCATTTGCGAGAAAGACCTCGCTTTTTGTGAAAGTACCGTGTTTTAGTTGTGCAGTACCTTTTGACTTAATGTCTGTAATTTTACTTTGCATAGTTAAATATAATTAATTTTTTGTTTCTAAATAATTCTCTGTTTCTAGTTCTTCTAAAATTTCGTTCTTTGCGTGAAGTAATCTGTTTTTAATTTTTAAGTTTTCGATTTCTTCATTTTGTTTAGCAACGTGTTTAGTCAAGAAATTTATTCTATTATGTAGACGTTCAATTTCTTTGTTAAATTCTTCTTTACTTAAGTGTAGTGTCATTGTAAGTTTTTAAGTGAGTTAATTCTATCATTGTAGCTATTGTATCTAAATAAGTTTCTTCAGATACATCTCCTGACTTATATAACCTAGTAACGTGTTCTAGTAACTTATAGTCAGATTCAATTAAAAGTTTTTGTAATCTATTCATAGTAAATGTTTTATTTTTTACTAAACTAATTAAAAAAAGTTAATAAATCAAGTGTTTATAAAAAAAAAAGGGGAAAAATTAATCTCCCCTCTTAAAAACAAAACACTTACCGAATATTTAGGTTATAAAACCTATTAGATAAGAATTTACAAAGATAGTCGTTTATTCTCTATTTCCAACTTATTTTTAAAGTATTCCACTTTTTCGTTCAGGTCAGTCATACTAAACTTTACTACTTCTTTTGACTTATTATAAAGTCGTTTAGAAAGACCTTTTGACTTTTTATCTAATGCTAAACTAAACTGATACTGACGACCATATCTAAAACGATTACAGTATTGACATTGAGCAGCTACGTTTCTTTCGTCCCAACGTACCGACATTTCTTTGCGAGATATAAAATGACCTGCGTCTAATTCGTTCCACTTAAACTCTCTTTGACAAGTTATACATTTACAGAAACCTTTTTTATCTGCATCTCTTTTGCGTATGTATTCGCTAAATATTCTGTCTAGTTTGTTTATAAGACCTTTACGACTAATCTTTCTCATTTGTCCATTGCTCTTAAAAACTGGTCGCCTGTTGCTTTGTCAAGAGTTTTAATAGCTAGATATATTTGTCTACTTTGTTTCTTAACTTCTAGTTTTTCTTTTTTTGTACTGTCACTACCTAAATTAGCATATAACGTAGAATCCAATTCTAGCAACCTATCTATTTTGCCTTTGTCACTTACTCTTTTATAATTAAGTATTTTGTCTATCATAAATGTTAACATATTGTCAAATATATAAAATTAGAATTAAAAGAAAAGAAAGAAAAAGGACAAAAAGAAAGAAAAGAAAAAGTCCCCCTAGAAAAACAAAATTCAAATTTATCTGTTCCAACAAGCGTCCATCTTTATTAGGGTCTTGAAGTTTAGCTATAAGCGAAAACAAATATATAAATTATTTTGAATACGCTTTGTATAGCATAAATTTTACTAATACAATTAAAAGTATTATTGTCCATACGTTTGGGTGTGCTTCTCCGCACATTCCTAAAAAATGTTCTATTGCGTTCATATTATTTACCTTGACCTTTATAGCGTTTAAAATAATTTTTTGATGCTTTTACTTTAGAAGATTTAGATTTAGCGTGTATGCCTTTCCTTTTGCGCTTATTTGACTTGTATATATTTACTACTAGCTTTGCCATTATTGTTTTCTTACTTTTTCAATACTACGCCCACCGAAATAAGCACCTATTACAGTAATTAAAACGAGTTGTAATAAGTCAGTCCATTTTTCTTCTACATTGAATTTTAAAGAACCTGAATCTATAAATACCATCAATACAGTAGTAACTATTAAAAATACTAACACTAAAGGTCTAACAGAACGAGTAAGCCAGTTTCCGTGTTCTAAATCTGCTTTCCATCTTTCAGTAACATTATGCTGCATATCTTGTTCAGCTTTTATAAATACTTCTGTCATCTCTTTTTCAAATCTTGATTTTTCTTCTTTACTAAAAGTATGCTTGTCAATTATTCCAGATATTTTTTCTGCTACACCACCTGCAGCACCTCCAAAGATTTTAGCTAGTATTTCTTTCATTATGTTATATCAATGTATTTAGTTTTGCCGTCATCTCTAACAGCTTTTAATATCTTGTTTCTGTTTTTATCTTCACTAACATAAGAAACGTGTATCCAGTCAGGATTATCTTCATTACCAAACTCCCATATCATTTGGTCAAAATCTAAATTCTCCTTTATGTAATTAAACATCTCTTTATTTGTTTTGTGTCCGTATATATCGTCAATATCAATAGCACGTCCTTGACAATGTTGTGAGCGTGAAGAACCTCCTATAGCTTCATTTAAAGCTGTACTTCTGTAGAAGGAATTAATCTTTATAGGTCCTCCTACATATTCTCTTAAAGGTTCAAATACTTTTTCTGCTACTAACTTCATATTACTTAAACTATCTCCATTAGGCGTATTATCTATACCTAATCGTAAAGCTGTAACGCTTTTAGTTGCTTCTTTTTCAGATATATGCTTACTAATCATTTGTTGCTACTCTTGTATATTTAGAACTGTCTATTGCTTCTTGCATTTCTTCTACAGGTGCTTTTATTGTTAAAGAAATATCAGCATCCCATCTACCTACTAAACTGCTTCCTTTATATATAAATATAACAGGTACAGCTTTTATTTGACGCTTAATGCTTGGTTGTTGGTCTTCTAATAATGCTTTGATTATCCTTGCACCCTTAATCTGATTTAATTGCTTATAATCATTCCTAGAGTTCCAAGTACTATTAATATGTAGAACTGTATATTCTTGACTACTCGCTATAGCATATACAAACAACGCAATTAGGACAAATATCTGTTTCATTTCTGTATAATTTCATATAATTTCTCATCTATTTTATCTAACTTATCGCTGTTTTCCTCAACTTGCTTTGCTGTATTTTCGATTGTTTCACGGATTAACTGGTCTTTCAAATCGTATTCAGTTCGTGATATGCTAGGTTCTGGAAGTAGTTTAGCTTCTTCTATACCTGCGTTTAGGTCGGTGTACATTAAAGCAAGTGAAACAGCCCCTGCTATTACGATACCAATGGTTCTTAAATCCAGCGTTAGCTTTGTGTTTTCACTTACTTCGTTTTTCATAATATTAACTTTTATTTTCTTCTTTAATTTCTTCATAAGAACCATCTTCCAAGTTGATATTTATTTTACCATACTTTTCTTCTAGCTCTTTTTTAAACTTATTTTCTTCCTCTTGAAGACCTGCCCACAAATGTAGTAATCCGTGTTTCTGTACTTCAAGCTGTCCCAAGTCGTGCTTAATAGCAGCGAACTTCTTTTGTGATTCTTGTAATGATTCTAATTCTTCTTTTTTTATTTTACTCATAATATTAAATTTATATTCAAATATAATTAATCCCAGTCAGGTCTTAATGTCTCATCTACTGGGTTTATTTGTAATTCAATTTGATTATCTAAATTTGTTTTCATTGCTTCAACATCTAATCCTGCTTCTAACCATCCGACTACATCGTCTTTTTCTAGGTCAGCATAAGGAATAAAGTTGTCTGGGTCATAAGTCACACCTAACGTACCTATTGAACTTGCTGTGTGTTCTCCTGATTCGTCTTGTGCAATATAACTCCAATGTACTGTGTAGATAACATCGCTATTATCTCCGTCTTGAATTTTTGCGTCTAACGCATTAATTTTCCAATTATAAGTATTTGCCATAATTAATTATTTTCTAAAGTTTCTATTCTTGCCCTTAAGCTATCGTTATCTGCTTTTAATTCTTGTATTGCTTTCATTAAAGCATACATCATATCTGTTGTGTAAACACTCTTTAAAGGTATCCCATCTTCTGGTGTTTCCCCAAAACCTTCTGGGTTTACAAGTTCTGGTGCAATAGCTTCAACTTCTTGTGCAATAACTCCAAGATTTTTTTCAGTTCCTTCTGGCTCATCTTTGTAATTGAATAACCTAACAGGTATTGAACAAATTTTGTCTAAATAATTACCAGATAATTCTATATTAGTTTTTACTCTTTCATCAGATAAGTTAACATTATTCGCTGAATAATTATAAATACCTCCATTATTAGTTATATAAAATCTAAAGCCATTATAAGTAGCATTTGTATTATAGTGATGGAAATTACTCACACCAGTTGCACTTGAGGAATTTACTGTTAATCCAAAATATGGAGCTGTTGCAGAATCAATATATTTAAAACCTACGCCAGTACTTAAAGCCGAGTCAGTAGTACCAAATAAAACGTGCCCTCCAGATGTTATACGCATTCTTTCTTCATTAGCTGATGTTGAATGGAATCTTAATGCACCATTAGAATTTCCATTATCATAATCAATTCTACCATTAGTTTGTGCTAAAATAATATCATCAGATATTTTCATTTTACCAACAACATCTAATTTCTCATCAGGCGATGTCGTTCCAATTCCTACGTTTCCAGCAGCATCAATGTCCATTAAAGATGCACCAGAGTTTCCATTTCTAAAACTTAAAGTTGTTGTAGAATTTACATTTGATTTTCCGATACTAAAATCATATCCTGGTGTTGAACTAAAAAAGATACCGCCAAAAGTTGTATTAGATGCTGTTGCTTGTGAATTTCTTAATGTCAAAATTGCTCCACTTGTTGCCACAGGAGTATCTTTAACGTGTAATTTACTTGTAGGACTTGTTTCTCCAATTCCTACGTTTTCTGAACTATCTATGGTTAAAGCCGTTGTAGTTGAACTCCCATTATAATGGTCGCAAATAAAATTATTACTTGCATCTCGCCTCCATCTCCAATAATCATTATTTGCAGTATTAGTCCAATATATTTCTGCATCATCTACTTGAACTTGCACATAGTTTGATGAATTTATATTTGTACCAGAAATTGTACCTGCAAAAGTTGCGTTTTGTGAGGTATCTAAAGTTAAAGCAGTTGTGTTATTTGTTTTAATAATTAATGGAAAAGAATTGCTTGTTGTTAATAACCCCTCAGTATCAGTAGCACCTAAATAAACTTGTGCTCCACTTGTTCTATCAATGTGCATATAAAGATTTCCAGAATCTTTTAAAGTTAATTTTTGGTCAGGAGCACCCCCAATTCCTACATTTGTTCCGTCATCATAAATAATACTATTAGTAATTGTATCTGTATCGCTCCATTTTGCTACATAATTAGCCGTACCTGAACCATCTACCCCTGAAATATCTGATAAATCTTGCCAATCCGTTCCTGTACCTGTAGATACTAATACTTGGTCTGCTGTACCTGATGAATTATTTGAATCTAAAAATGCTCCTGTTACATATAAATCTCCTTGTATTTCTGTATCTAAATAAGCAACTATACCATTATAATTAACAGAAAATCTTGTAAATCCATCTGGTTTAAAATTTATAAAATTATCAGCTATAGATAATCTTTCTTCTCCTGCCGTAGACATTTTTAAACTTACTCCACTTAAAAAAATACCTGTATCACTATCATTAGTAAAAGTTAATGCAGGATTTGTTTCGCTTCCATTTGGTAAAAATATTTGGTCTGAAGTACTAACTATTAAATCAGTACCTCCTGTTGTATTCCCATTAGCAAGTATTTCTGCTAAAGTATCTTGACCTTCAACTAAACCATCTACATATCCTTTACTTGCAGCATCAGTATCAGCTACAGGCGTTGCGGGTATTGTAACTTGTCCTGTAAAACTACCCGTTCCTGTAACTTCTATTCCATTTGTTGTAGTCGTTAGCTTTTCAGAGTTTTGATAATATAACCTAATACCCGAATCGCCACCTCTTAATAAACTCCCATTAGTATTGCTAAAGCTAAAATTCTCTGCGTCAATGTTTAAATTGTCACTAGCTTGAATCCTTAAAGTAATTCCGTTTGAATCATTAAATATTCTATTATTTGTGTTTCCGAAATATGCGACACCGACACTACTTGGTATCCCTGAATTTGTGCCTGTTGTTGGTAATGTAATATTCTCTGCATCTATGTCTAAAGCATCTAAATCGCCTATGACTAAATCTGCTTTAGTATATCCTGTTCCACTTGTATTTACTGTAGTCGTAGGTTGCTCCTCTAGGTTTCTAAATAGTTTAAATTTACTATCTCCCGTATCTCTAAATAAACCTGCATATAAAGTCGTTCCACTTGGTGCATATTTACCATACCATCCTATATCTACTGCATCTGTTGAAGTGTTATTACTTGCAACTTCAATTAACGGGTCTTCTACAGTTAGTGTTTGAGTATCTATTGTTGTTGTTGTTCCTTCTACTGTTAAATCTCCTGTTACAGTTAGATTGCCTCCTACTTTAGCATTTGAGTAAACGTGCAAATCATAAGTTGCTTCTGGCGTTACTCCTATTCCGATTTGTGTAGTAGAAATATATAAAGGTGTTCCATTACCTAAACCGTCTGTAATTTGTTTCGCTGAACTTCCTATTGCATCGTTATCAGATGCTTTTAGAAGCGCATCGTAAGTGTTTTTTATTTTCGTGCTTGTTAATGTCGCCATTATTCTTTTTTAAATACGTTAATAATCTTTTAATATTGACTTGCTTCGGTTTATATCTCATAATACCCACCCATTAAATAAACTGTCTTTGTCAGGACTTATATCTTCATTTGTATTAGAATTATATTCAGGAAAACTAGCTTGATTAAAAGTCATATAATCAATAAATCTTCTTGTATAGTATTCTGCAAATTCTCTTTCTTTATTTACTAAATAATCTACTTCACTCTTTGCTACCGTTTCTGCTGTTTCGCTAGTATGCTTGAATATGCCTCCATTCTTAATTTGATAAGCTGCAAAAGGCAAATAATCGACCATTGCAAAATGTATAAGCATTGGTTGTATATAAGTGTTTACTAGCGTCAAATAATCTCCTGTTAAACTGTCTGCTATAATATCTGCGCTTATTTTGTTATATAAATCGCTCCCTAGATAGTTTCTTATATGTATTTCCTGCGCTATCTTTATATACTGAATAAACTTGTCTATATCTACATTTCCGTCTATTATAGAGTTTCTTTTGAGCGTTACTGGTTTTATAAATAATGCTGTTGCCATATCTTATTTAAAATTTGGGTGATGTCCGTTATTAGGCATATCTTTAGGTGCTATCTTTGCTTTCTTATGTCCTGCAGGAGTTGGCGCATAAGATTTAGGTATGCTATTCACTTCATCATAATTTTGTATTTTTTTCTTCATTGTTTTAGATTTTAACCTATACAATACCTCACTCCAATAATGACCGCAATTCACACCACCTTTATATTTGAATAAATCATAAGATTTGCCTTTATGTCCAAATGACTTATTCACTCCTGCTCTACTTGCTTTGTCAATATCTTCTATTCTGTATACGACACCTCGACCACTTCTTGACATCATAATTCTACAGAACTGTCTTGATTTACCAGAAGAATATTTTTCATTGTATCGGTATCTCACTTTATATAGAGATTTATCTAAATAACTAAAACCTGACTTTTTAGAATCTATACTTTTCTTTTCTAAATTCTCTTGCTTTGATTCTATTAATCTTGCAGCCCATTCTTCTTCACTTTCGTTTTCTTCTTTATACTCTCTTGCATCTACTTCTTCCCATCTATTAGAAATAGTTTCGCCTCTTAATTCATCTAGTATAATATCAAATTCTTCATCTGTTAAATCTTTACTTAACTTTACTCCTGTTTCTTCTTCTCTTGTTTCTTCATCTTCTACATTGTCTAAATCAGTAAATTCAAGCGGTTGAAGCGTTTTAAAGTATAAATGCAACGAGATATTATTAAAAGCAAGTATTTGGTCAAAAGCATCAATTAAAAGCGTCTGAAACGGTCTAATTACTGTATTGTCCATTAATAGAGTTGCTGTTTTTAATTCGTCTGCATTGTTTCCTAAACCTGACTGGTCTTTGATACCTAAAAGCATAGGAGAAACAACTCTGTGAGCTACCATTATCTTTTTTGTACTTTCTTCACTTAAGAATTGGTATTGTTGGTGTGCGTCTGATAATTGTACAGGTTCTATTGATGCTGCAGTTTCAGCATTGTCATTAAAAGCTAATATGAACTTACCCGCATTACTTGACCCACTAAACTTTTGGTATATTCTTTGCTCGATTAATTCTCTCTCCTCTGCGTTAGGCGTTCCATTATTAAAATTAATCAACATTGAAGGCGACATACCATTCATAATGTTGTTTAAATGGAAATTACTTATTTCTTCTTCTAATTCTGCGTATTGTAACCCTCCTTGATAATCTACAGGAGAATAATAATAAAATCCTGACTTATAAGGTTTGACATATAAAATCTCTATAGATTCTTTAGACATACCAAATGCAGGTATTCTTAAAGGTTTGTCATTAGGTTTAATTGATGTCCAGTCCTTAAAATAAAAGTATGCTTCTACATCCCCGTCACTATTCGCCTTTTCAGCTCTTAATGTTTCTACTGGCATATGCTCTACTTGTGCTATCTTACTTCTGTCTTTGCTATAAATTACTTGTATCGCACATTGACCCATAAGTTTTAAATCATAAGCAAGTTTTCTAACACAGTCATTGTGAAATAAACTTACCATTTGTGCATATTGGTCTGGTTTTCTATTTGAATCTGTAGCGTCTAAACCTTTTCCAAATATCATAGCAGATATACCATTTATAACTGCATTGTTTGTAGGCGAACCATTATATCTGTCAATTAAGTATTGAAAGTAATTGTTGTCATCGCCATAAGATACCCACTCCTTATTCTTAACTTCTTTGATTTTAGGACTTGTATAGGTACTTAAATTTACTACTCTTAAATCGTTCATATTATTATGTAATCGTTATCGTGTGAACCTGACGTGTCATCAAAATCATATTGACCATTATTTATATCGTAATAGTCGTTATTGTCTTGATTAATTGTCTGGTCTGTACAAAATATTTTGTCTTTATAATAAATTAGCGTATCTACTAATCTATTTCTAACTTCCATTGTATAGAAACGCCCTTCCTTTAATACAGGGTCAAACGTAACTTGCAACTGTCTATAATTATCGGATGCTGCTGCTGTTACTTCGCCATTAAATACTTCTTCATTTGCAGCTTCGTCTTTTACTATTAATTTGTAACTAGATGAAAAAGCTCTAGGTATAATGTCAATAGTTTGTTGTGAAGCACTTGTCGTTAATATCTTCATATTTATATATCGAAATAATAACGCTATTTTGTACTATATATAAAAAAAAAGAGGTCATATAGACCCCTTTCTTTACATTTAAAAGTTTCTACTATCCGTTATTAGGAGTTGCAGGTGTAATTTGAGTTGCACTTGCATTTCCTGTTACGTCAGTTGAATCTGCTAGGAACGCAGGAGCAGAAATCTCTTGCGCTGTTAATGTAATTGAGAACTGTGAAGCATCTCCCATCGCAGCACCACTAGAGAAAGTTCCTCCAGTTACTTCGCATCCGTGTTCTCTACCTAACAAGAAGAAGTTTCCGTTATAATCTTCTACTACTACTTGAGGTCTACCTAAAGCAATAATTTTTAATTCTTCTTGTGTCGCACTATCTAATAATTGTAGTGTCATATTTAAGTTCGATTCAAAGAAAGTCGTACCGTTCTCTCTTGAACTGTTTACTGTAGTTTCTAAAGATGAATTTCCTTTTAAGTCATATTGATAAAAAGTTGGTGTTCCACCTATATCTACTTTTTCAGCGTCAGTTGCATTATCAGTAACAGTTAATCCATAGTCAGCAAAATATACTGTCTTTAGACCTCCTACTGAAGATTTACAAGGTATCGCTCTTCCTGTTGTTAATGTACAAGCCATATTTTATTCTTTTTTAAAAAAAAAAGGTAGGTAGTCAAAACCCACCTACCCTTTCTTTAGTTATACTTATTTATTTATTATGCTAGAGTTAATAAAGCTAAATCTGAACCGATGCCATATTGAACACCTGCTGTAAATCTCATTACTACTCTTACATTTTGACTTCCGTCAAGGTCAGCCATATCTAATAATTTAACTTCGTTATGGTCAGATAATAGACCAGTACCGAAATATAAGTTAGATTTTTGACCTGCTACGATATGGTCAGAAGGCATACCTGGTGCTAATACAACTTCAATTCCATCGAAAGAAAGTGCATTACCTTGATTATACCATAAACCACCTCTGTTATCAACACCCGCAGCACCAACACCACCTGAAGCAAATCCGCCTAATTGTCTAATGTATGATTGCCAAGCGATAGTTGGAACATAAATTTTTAAATCTTCTTTTCCGTAAACTGCTGAAGGTAACGCATCAACAACATTCTCTAATAAAGTAATGATGTTAGAAGAACTAAAAGCAGTTTCACCACCGTTAGCAGCATCGTTTACGTCTGCATCTGCAGCAGCTAATACTGTGATACCGTCAAATTCTCCTGCGTTTCCGTTAACACCACCCCAGATGTTTTGCTCGTTTTTCTCTGCTACTAATCCTGCAACGTGTCCGATTAAGAAATCAGAAAACTTTGGTGGAAATTCGCTATATGCGCTATACCCCATAGAAATTGCTTCCCAGTCAGATACGAAATCTTTTTTACAAAGCTCAAGGTTTACTTGGAACTCCTCTGGTTGTAGGATTCTTTCAGTCAACGTTACTGTTGCTGTGTCTGTGAAATCACAAGTAGCGTCTTTGATTACGTTAGAATCAGTTGCTACTTTTTTGATTACATCTTTGTACTTAACATTCGGTTTAATCTCGATGTTACCGTTTTCTAATGTAGGTGAACTTAAAAGGGCAGCAGAAATATACTTCCCTGAAAATTCGCCTGCATATGTACTAGTTATACTTACTGTAGTCGCCATAATTATTTATTTATTTTAAAAGTTTGCTATTTTTTGTAATACTCTATCTCTTGTACTTAAGTTTCTTTTTTGTGCGTACAAGTAATTTTGTTTTTTTGTTTCTCCTTCTGGATTGTGCTTAATAGGTTCAGCAGCAGGTTTAGATAATTCTTCTTTTACTGCTTCTTCTACTTTCTCTTGCTCTGATAACATAGTAGTCATTGCAAGTCCGATTTCTTCTGCTATTTCTTGGTCTTTTAACTCAAGTTTAGCTTTTAAATCTTCAATGATAGCTTTTAGTTCAGATAGTTCGTCTTTAGATGCGTATACTTCTTCTTTCATTTCTTCTTCTTCTGAAGTAGCTTCTTCTTCTTCTACTTCTTCTTCCATTTCTTTGATGTCAGAAATAATACCTTCTTCAACGACAAGAATTTTACCATCTTCAAGTGAATACTCTCCTGAAGGTACTGGTACTTTCTCATCTTCTGTAACTATAAAAACTTCATTATCTTTTTCAAACGCCTCTGCTTCTAAAACAGTTCCGTTTTCTAATTTCATTTGCTCAAGTTTAACTTCTTCTGAAAGTTCCACTCCTAACAAATTTTTTACTTGATTTAACATTTCTGTAGCTTTCATATATATATATCGTTTAAGGTTATTTATTTTGCATTTTTATAATACTCTAAAACTTTTCATATCAACGCCTAATACATCGATTTCATCCATTACTTGCTCTAATCTTGAATAACCTTCTATATTATTAGGAGATATACCTAATGCCTTTGCAGATTGAGCAGCATTTTGTATAATTTTCGATGCTTTTGCATAGAGTTGGTCTGCGTTTTGAGCTTCTTTTTTTATTTTGCTCTCTAATTTTTCTGCATCTTTGAACTCTTTTTCTACTCTTTTTTTAGTATCAAGTCCAACATTTCTTAAACTCTTAAGTTCTTCAATAGCGTCGTTAATTCTTCTAGTAGAACCTTTGATGTCATCAACTATTGCTAAATCAACTTTTTGTGTTTCTAAATTTGTTTTATCTTCTTGAGATAATTTTTGATAGATTTTTTTTAATGTTCTTGTATCCATTTTTATTTAATTTTATGATGTTCTATATATGTTTCCTATTCCTTGTGCGTGTAACGAGCCATCGCAACATTCTATACTATAAGTGTTCGTGTCCCAACATAAACACGCTGTACGACCACCTTTTCTGCTTGATTTAGCAGGTATATAATTTACTTTTTGTCCTGTACTTGAATTACGCATAGCTTTGTGTTTTTTGTATAAAGTATATAATGTCCCAAACTTGTGCAGTTCCGCCTGTAGCAGTAATCTTCCATTGACTACCATTGCTTACAAAATCTTCTGTTGCATAATATTGAAATACTTGATGAAATTCGTGAGCAACATCATTACCTTTTGGAAATGGTATATCCACTCCTACTCTTTCATAAGGCGTACCATTAACAGAATCTAATTGTAATCTAATAAATGTTTGATTAGCATTTGCTGCTTGACATTTAAATACTACAGTTGCTACATATACATCGTTTTCATTATCTGCTAATACCTTTTCAGTTGTTGAATTATAATAATCAATACCTGTATAACTTCTATATACAGTTGCTCCATTATTTGGCAATACTACTTCTGTGTCTAATGCTAAAGATAATTTACTTTCTGACGTATATTCTCCATCATCGTATCTTGTCCATCCTAGACCAGAGCCAGTACCAGATTGAGGATGTAACTTAACCCACTCTCCATTATATACTGTCCATACGCCACTCTCTGTAGTAACAAATGCACCTTCTTCAATTTTATATTGATTTCTTATGACATCTGTATCGACATCTACTTGTACTTTATATGAAGTGTTTTTTATCATTTTATTGGTATGCAATTAGGTACTTCTTTTCCGTCTTTTATTTTCGTTCCATACTGCTCGTACCCTGCTTGACAAGGTGCTTTCAGTTCGTGATACTCACAAGGCATATACCATATCTGTCCTTCAAAGTCGTGTTCGTGTACGCCCTCGCATCCTAAATCTATAGCTATCTCCTCTGCTCTTTCTTTTGATGAATATGCTAATCTGTCGTCTATAATTGCAAAGTCATCATTTACTTTCATTGATGCTAATTCTATTTCTCCTAATTCTTTTAGTTTAGATTTGCTCCATCTTAAACCTGCTTTTCCACCCCATAGTAAATATGAGATAGTTCCACACGCTTCTCTATCACTTTCATTATAATATTCTTCTGCTCTTGATAAATAAGAGTACATTCTCTTAATGGTTTCTTTTGAAATAGGTTTGCCTTGTGCTAATTGTTGCGCTCTAATCTTTCCTACATCTGTTGCGCATTTATTATTTACTTTCTTGTTTAAGTCAATACCCCTTTTAGCATTATTTTTCACACCACTTGGATAGTCACTATAACTTTCCATTATCATTTTCTTTCCGTTCTTATATCTCTTATCGTTTCTAATAATACCTTTTACTTCTGACAATAATTCTTCTGCTTCAGCTTCTACATCTGCAAAGTCATTTATTTGTTCTTTAGGTCTTTCCATTTTGTCAGCAAAGTAACCCTCAATACTAAATCCTTTAACCTTTCCTGTCTTTACATACTCGTTCCAAATATCTTCATTGTTTACTTTTACCGCTCCCATCCAAGTACCTATAGGTAAATTCATATCATACTTTCTTGACTTATCGTGTACTTCATCTTCTATAATCCACGATTCTACTAAAGACAAACCTTGTAAAGAGTGCTGATGCTCTAAAGTTGAATTGTTTTGGTTGCCTTTTTGTAAATAAAGTTGGGACGCTTTTAATACCGTGTCTTTTGAGAAGTATATATAATATTCATCTTCTCCGTTTCTGCGATATATCGGTTTATTTGGTATTAATAAAGCTCCCATAAGAATACGTTTCTCTTTATTAATTTCTGCTAGTTTTATTTCTTGTGATTTTAATGCGACAAAATCTTCTTCTATTGCAGGATTCTCTACTATACTAATCGCTTCTATTCCTGAAATCTCTTGGTCTTCGTCTAATATTAATTCGACTATTCTCATAATTATATATCGTTTATTAAATTAAATTTTGCATTTATCCTATTGCTGCTCCTTGTACTATATTTCTATCTAGTTCTTGCGCTGTAGAAACATCTCCTGAAACTACATACGCTTTTACAGGTTGCTCTTGCTGACCTGCTATTGCTGTTGCTAATTGATTCGTTCCTGACGCTCCTACTACGTTAAATGCAGGAGGTGCTGAAGGCGTTGCAATAGCTTGTCCTCCTCCGCCACCTGCTCCTCTAGCAAATGAAGGCGGTGCAGGGTCAGGTGTAGATGTAATTTGTTTTACATTTCTTAAACCAGTAGCTATAATTGCTGCTGCTTGTATCGCTCCAAATATACCGCCTTGTGCAAGAGCTTTAGATGCACCTGCATAAGTATCTCTAATAGCAGATACGACAGCTATGCCTTTTCCAAACTTACTATTTTGACCTACTATGTTTGCTATGTTTCCTAAAGCATTAGTAATCTCTTGTTCTTTTGCTTTTGCTAAATCTTTTTCTATTTGCTTTTGTCTATTAGCAGAATCTTGTTGATATGCTAGTAATTCGTTCTGTGCGTCTGCATACGCTTGAGTACCTTCTTTATATAAACCTCTTTTTTCTTGTAATCTTTGTTCTTCTTGTTCTTTTTCTATAGCAAGTGCAGCTTGTTGAGCTTGTAATCTTAAATACTCGTTTTCTATTTGCTCTGCATTAAAATCTCTTTGCGCTATTTGTCTTTCTGCTTCTGCATCTTTTATAGAATTTTCTAATTCTAACTTTTCTCTATTTAGTGCTAAATCATTAGATAACTGCTCACTTCTAATACCTCCTATTTGTTCTAAAACAGCTTCTCTTTCTTGTTGAGCTTCTAATAACGCTATAGTATTTTCTTGATTTTGATTTTTGTCAAACTCTGCTTGTGCTGCAGCTATTTGTAAATCTACTTGTTTTAGCATAGCGACTTCTTGTTCTGCTAATATTTTTGCTAATTCATTATTTGCTGCTATTCTTTCTTCTATAGTGTTTCTTTCTTCATCTCTAACATTTCTTATTAATTCTGCTTGTCTATTGTATTGGTCTATTAATCCTTGTTGTCTTACTCTTGCTATTTCAGCTTGTTTTCCTAAATCTACATTTGCTTTAGCTGCACTTACTGTTTCTACTACATAATTTTTAGTCGCTTCTGCTACTTTAGTAACTGTTTCTACTGTCTTTTCAAAACTATCGTCTACGCCCGTAACAACGTCAAATAATTCTTTTCCTGCATTTTTTGCGCTTTCTGCTGCTCCTGCAAAATCTCCTTCAAATACTTTTTTAATTGCAGTACCTAAAAAACCTATTGCTTCTATAGCTGAATTAAAGCGTTCTATAATATTATTTATTATTGCTTGACCAAAACTCTTAATAGATTCTACAGGGTCGTTAAAAATGCTTTTAAATGCGTTTACAACACCTCCTACATTATCAAATATAAAGTTGAAGAAATCATTAAACGCTAAAGACAATATTTCAAATGTAGTATTAAAGAAATCTGCTACTTTTTGGTTAGATTGTAAAACCTCTGTGAATTTAGCAAATGCTGCTACTATAAGTCCAATACCTAAACCTTTTAAAGCAGTACCTATCTTTTTAACACCTCCTGCAGTTTTATTAGATGCAGTTTGCACTCCTTGTAAACCTGCTTTAGTATCTTGATTTCCTTGTGCTACTTCTTTATTAAGTTTTTGTATCTCTTTCTTAAGGTCAGCTATTTCTCTAGTAGCTTTGTCAGTTTTTGCTTCTAGGTCTATTATTATTTGTTTTGCCATTTCACTTCATTTTTAATTTGTTTAACTCCTTCTTTAAAAGTTTCTGGTAGCTTATATTTTCCTTGTGCGATTCTTATTCTTTCTGTTTCGCCATTTGCTATTTGTAATAATTCAAATATGTTTCTTAACATTATACTACGTTTAATAATTCTAGGTCAGATTCTCCTGTCCCTAAATTTGTTGTTATACTATTTATTCTATATTCTTGATTGCCTATTACAAACTTGTCAGCTAGTGTATAGGTTCTTAATATCTTTAATGGTAAATATGCTTTTACCTTTATTAATCTTCTTTTAGTTTTAAATACATCTGTTATATAACTTGTATAGTAATTACTAAATAGCGTACCTGCAAATGTTTCTGTAGGTGTGTATTCGTTTAGCTCTTGATTAAAATGTAAATTGTCATCATCTGTTGCAGAGCTTGTACTTATACTATTACTAGGTATATAATAATTTGTTATATCTGTATAATCAGTTGATTCATCATTTAAGAAACGTATAGACGTACCGCTTGATATTCTTATAGGGTAAAATAATAATGGGTCGCCTAAATATGGGTCGTCATTATCATCTACAAACCATCCTACTTGTGCGTCTGTTTGTGCATAAGAACTTCCTGCATCTAATAATCTTTCAAACTTCATATGCTCAAAAGGTGCTTCAACTTTATAAATGCCTCCTGCCATTTCATCTGTTTCGTCTAACCCTCCTCTATATTCTGCTGTTCCCCAGTCAGTACCTTGTGTTAATTGAGCGTGTTGAATAGCAAGTTTCGTACCGAGACCTTTATATCCAAAATCTATTTCTTTATAAGGCAAAGCAACGTCTACTTGTCTTTGTGTCATATCTACATATTCATCTATAGTATAGCTCGAACCTGCTGAATAAAAGTTGTCTAATGTTTCTACTTTAATCGTTCCGTCGTCTTGCTTATATGCCGTTAGATTAAATACTTTAAATAGACCTGTAAGAAAATCTATAACTTTCATATTAGGCATTTGTGCAGTACCGCTAAATGATTTAGTAGCATTAATTGTAAACGAACCAGAATTAAATGTATCGCTTATAGGTTGCAATAAATCTGCTGCATCAAACTCAACATCTGTAACTGTAAATGTTTCGCTTATTATCATTTTAAGATTATAAGTACCATTACCTAAATCTGCACTTACTGAAACATCTGAAGGAGCAGTACCGCTAAAAGTTTCTATGACTGTCCCTCCTTGTAATAATTGTACTGTATAATCACTAGATTCTGAAGCGTCAGGGTCTACTGTAAATGTAGATGTAATTTTATGCGCTCCTGTTAATCCACTTACTATAATATTTTCTCCTGCTATTGTTAAATGATTCCATCCACTCGTGTCAGGTAAACCAAAATCTACAATATGGTCGTATGTTTCTGGAGCATTAGGGTCATCTATAAATCCTTTCTTTCTATGCATCCACATATATAAATTATAATAAGGCGCATTACTTGAAGTAAAAAAATCTGTGCTAAATGTTATTCCGTATTGTTCTTCTATAGCTTTTATAATTAAGTGTACTCTTATAGCGTATTTTAATTGATTGTATAATACACCTTGTTGAGTAGTACCGCTAGGATATAAATTGCCATCTCCTTCTGTTGCTGAATTATAATATAATCTGTCTGTGTGTGTGATTAAAGGAACTACTAAAGCATCTGTATAAGTAACTGCGTCTACTGTTTTATCTATTCCATTTTGTAAACCTGTACGAATTGTACTAGCATCATAAGTAGAAGTAAAATTGTTTAGCCACGTTAAAGCATCTAATTTATCTTCTCCTAATAAATCTTTAAGGTCTACTGTATCGCCAAAGAAAGTAACTCTATACGCATAAGGTTTATTATTACGCATATCTACGCCTTCTAGTTTTATTTTACCTTTTTCAAATGGAAAATAGTTTAATTCTATAGTAGCTGTTTTTTTTACTCTTGCATCAAATCCATCATCTATGTTATAATTATAATAATGCTCAAATACTTTGTTATTGTCTTTAGAAGCAGGTAAAGAAAATGTTTTAGTAAAGTTTGTAAATACCTTTGCTATGTCTTTTACATTTTGGATTGTTTGTGTAAGCGAAACTGATTCGTCTTTAAACATATCCATTCTATTACCCTCTATATAAAGCTGTATATTTTGCATTATCTTATATCATTTACTTTATTAAACGCATAGCTAAAGTCAAACGTATAGTTTATTAGTTTGTCGTTTACAGATGTTTTAAATTGTACTGATTTAGTGTCTAGTGTAATTGGTTTAACTTCCGTACCATCGTATACCCATACTTGCTCACTTAACATTAACTGTCTTATAACTTCGTTAAACGATTCATCTATAAATCCTGTATTCATTTGTATCTTCTCTTTTCCAGTAACTTGAAATTGTCTTACTTGATGTTTCTCTTTATTAAATGTAGGGTCATTTACAAAGTCCATTAAACTACGCTTATAGCTTTCTGAATTTGTGTCTAAACTAATCATTGACTTTTTATGGAAAGGCATTACTTGTAACGCTCCATACTTATTGTAAAATACTACATCTAAAAAGTCGTATTTAGGTTCGCATACTTCTTGAAGTGTTAATACAACGCTTTGAGCGTATCCTGATTTAGTTGTAGATACTGTAATTTGGTCTCCTGTTTCTAAAGTAGTTGTAGGTGTTATTCTTATATATACTATTTTATCTTCTGAAACATTTGTGTCGCTTATTGTTATATCGCTTAATACATTACCCCAAGCTACATCGTATAAGTTCCAAAATTCATCTACTTGCTCCCAATAAACATCTGCACCTCCTCCTGTAGTAAAGCTAATAGTTCCTTCTGCTTCTGCAAATACTGGAAATACTATATCTCGACCTTGTTTAAAATATATTGTTGTATTTGATTGTAATAGTTGAGGCGTATAGTTTCCTGTGTCTGCTATAGTATAATTATCGCTACTTACAAATATGTCATCTTTAACTGTTAGTTGCGTATCGCTATCTATTGCAGAAATAGTTGTGCTTGTGCTATCAGTAGTGTTATTTACTGTATCTCCTACGTTTACTGTTTTAGTAAATGTTTGACCAGAATCTATAAGTTTATAAGCTGTCGTTCCTGTCGTTGTAGAACTTATTTTAGTAACAGCAGGATTTACGCTTGTTCTAGGATTTACTCCGTCCTCAAAATATCCGTACCCATCAAAAGCTAGATAATCATAATTCTGTGTTTCACTACCTACTGTTTTAGTTAGTGTAATATCTGCTTCAACCCAAACTCCGTCTATAGAGTATGCTCCATATTCTGTTATAAGATAATCTCTAATTAATTCTGTTATTTCAAATATTACATAATTGTTAGAACCTATTATATCTTTACTAATTGTATAAGTAGCTGATGCAGGTTTGTCTGTTGTAAGCGTACCTGAATATATAAATAAATCCATTGACGCAGAACTTAACGTACCTGACGCAGGTGCTACCTTTATGTAATATGGACTTCTTGCGTTTATTATTGTACTCATTCTATACTGTTTTCTATGTCTATTGCAAATGCTTCTGTTAATTCTGGTGGCAAGTTTTTAAATGCCTTCTCAAAAGGTTTAGTAAAAAACATACTTGGTTTAATACCGTACATAAATATACTTCTAGCTATTAAGAAGTTTAAACTTTGTCTTGGTATAAACCTACCTTTCTTATCTCTTGGTGCGATACCTTTTCTTACTGACCATTTATCTAAACTGCTAGGTGGTGGCATCTTTGACTTAAAACTAAATGGCGTATCAAACTTTCTTTTCTTTCCGCTAACTCCTTCGTCTTGATAAGCTCCGTATTCTTCCATTATAAAACGTAAACCAAAAGCATTTTGAGATACTTTTAAGTCATAATCTAAACTATCATATAATCTCTTACTACTATTTTTTTTGTCTTTAGTTAAGTTAGTTCGTGCCTGTTTTATAACGTATTTAGCAAAGTTGTTTAATATGTCTTTAGTTTCTTTTAAATCCATTAACAATTACTTACGTTGTTTTCTATTAATATGTTCATCGTACAAGCCCATCCTGCTAACTGGTTTTCAAATCTTTCATAAAAAGGTTCACAGCTCGGGTCGCCATCTAATTGGTATCTATCTCTATATAACGTGCCACCTCTTAACAATACTATTAATCTATTTAATACTGCTAATTGAGAGTTTAATACATCGTGTTCGTTATTATTGCCAGTAAATATATCTGTCTTGTTTTCTTTGTTTATATCTACTATATCCATTGACATAATAGTTATGTTAAAATTCAACACTTGGTCTTGCGGTGTCACACTATTTATAATAATATGACTTAAAGGAAATATAGTTTGTTTAGATAAATCTATTTCTGTTATATCTCCTGTTGTTACTGTATTGACATTTATGTCGTCTAATAGCTTGTCTTTAATTGTATCTAGTATCGTGTAAAAAGCTGTTATACCTCTATTACTCATCTTAATTTAGTTTTTAATTGTTTCGCTTCTGCTTCTGATTTGTCTTTCATAAATGCTAAAAAGTTTAAACATTGATGTACATTTAGTTTAGTGATATTTTCAATTCTTCTAATATCTCCTTGAGCGAGTGCGTAAATTGATTGATACCATCCCCACTTCTGACCAAACTGTCCTGCAGGTGTATAGTCCTGTCCTCCTCCTGCTCCAAATAATTCGTCATAGTTTTCGACAAGTCGATGCCTAAACGATAAAAAAAAAGTATAGAACCTAATACTGCATCCATAGGCATATTTTGCATTATCTCTGGATTCTCTGCTGTGTATTCTTTTATTGTATATTTGTCTTTTAGCTTATTCTCTATAGGTCTATAAAGTACATTCATAGCTATTTCCATTTTTTCCCAGTTGCCTAAATAAGTATCTAGGTCTATATATTCGCCTAGTGTCATATCGTCTAGGTTTGGAACAAAGCCATACTCTACACCATTCATTACAAATCTTTGTTTAAGTTTTGGTTTCTGCTCAAACATCTCTGTAAGTATAGCTGTAATTCTGTGTACGTCTGTAGC